GGTGGGTCAGAGCAGTTGATATTGATGCTCGCCTTTGTGCATCCGATGGGGTCAGTGCTGATCTGGCTGACCAAATCCGAATCGCTGCAAAAACCGATAAACGTATATCTTACGTCATCCATAATGGAAAGATCGCCAGCAAATTATTAGGTTGGCGCTGGCGTAAATATAAGGGCATAAATCCGCACACAAAACATTTGCACTGTAGTTTTACCAAGCTAGGCGATCTCGATGGCAAACCATTTGAAATCCCATTACTAGGAGGCAAGATATGAAGATAAGCAAGAAGCAGAAGGCTGTACTAAAATCATACGCACGTGGCGTATTGGTGTCATTTTTAACATTCTTAGCAAGTAATGAACTTGGTTTAGATCCTGCTGTAGCTGTAGTTTTAGCAGCCTTTGCAGGCCCAGCAATTAGGGCTTTAGATAAATCCGATGTAATCGGTATCAATGACAAATGAGTCCTGGAGAGTGGGCTGGCTTTGGCGCTGGCGTTATAAGCGTGCTATCAGGCGTGCTAATAGGATTACGTTTTTTAGTTAGAGGCTGGCTTAATGAATTGCGCCCTAATGGTGGATCTAGTATGAAGGATCAGATAACAAGACTCGAACAGCGTGTCGATGATCTCTTTATTTTAATCAGTAAGCGATAATTTAATTATGGCTACGAAACGCAAACCAAAGAAAAAGCCAGTACGTAAGCGCAGGACTACTAAAGAGCCTGTACTTACTAAACTGGATTTCTGGGCAATAGCAGCTAACGAGGTTTATATGGCGTGCCGTAAGTCTGGAATGGATGAGGGCACAGCTTTAGCCTTTGCGATGGATAGGTCAAGTTATCCAGACTGGATCGTAGATACCAAAGATCCTATTAAGAATCCACTTGACGATTTCGAAGAAGGTGAAGATTAAGCGTTGGTTAGTCGTCTCAGACTTGCAGGTTCCTTATCAATTGGACTCTGCAATTATCAATATGAAGAAACTGGTAAAGCGTGAGAAGTTTGATGCTGTACTGGTGGTCGGTGATGAAATGGATTTTCAGACCATTAGCCGTTTTAGTGATGGGACACCTTTGGCTTATGAGCAAACCATTCACGCTGATCGTGAGTTATGTAAAGAGATTTTATGGGACTTATCCGAATACAGTTCAGAGTGTCATATTGTCCGCAGTAATCATTCTGATCGCTTATATAACACTTTATTAAAAGTACCTGGCTTAATCAGTTTGCCAGAGTTGCAATACCCACGATTTATGGGCTTTGCCGAGATGGGTATGACCTATCACAAATCAGCTTATGAGTTTCACCCAGGATGGGTACTAGCCCACGGCGACGAGGGAAGTATGAGCCAGCACGCTGGAATTACGGCGCTAAACCTAGCCAAAAAATGGGGCAAAAGTTGCGTTGTGGGGCATAGCCACAGGATGGGCGCTAGCACGTTCACAGAAGCCATAGGAAGCCATTACAGGGCCCTTACAGGTATAGAAAGTGGAAACCTATGCAATATGAAAAAAATGTCTTATATCCGCTATAACAGCGCAAATTGGCAGAATGGCTTTGCTATACTAGAAACATCAAAAAAGGGGCTAACACCCACGCTAGTCCCAGTCGATCCTAAGGATGGCTCATTTACAGCATTAGGCAGACACTATGGGGCTTAATACAGAGTACGCCGAGCGCACTATCGATGACCATATCGATGACCTCGAAGATATTAACGTTATCTAATCGTTATAATAAAACAGCCCTAAATAATCCACAAAGTCATACACAGGTGCAAGACTATGCCTGTGCCACAAAGTATGTGGTCATAGATTGGGCTACAAATGACTATGGAAATCGCAGTTTATTTATTTATTGGTTTAAGTATGGCGTATTGGCTAATGCTAATGCGTATAGATGATATGAAACAAACACATTACTGGCGAGGCCGTAAAGATGGCTGGGATATGCACCGCCGAATGATGCAAAACAAAGCAAAGTCAGATGAGGTATTTGACTATGACAAAAACTGAGAAGCTGCTAGCAGATGTTGTCGATTTGGTGCATACAAGGGGATCGGTCTATGGTCACCCTTACACAAACCATAAAAGGATCAGTGAGTTGTGGTCGGCATACCTCGACCATCCAGTTACGCCTAGTCAAGTCGCATTATGTATGGCGCTCGTCAAGGTTTCTCGGCTTACTGAGTCTCCAGGTCACAGTGACTCGATCATCGATGCACTTGCTTACATTTCGATATACCAGACAGTCCTTGATGCAGAAGCCGACATCAATTTCACGTGGGGGGATGACTAATGGCATTTGATTTGAGTCAATATGAAACAGTAGAAGAAAGATTAGAGAAGTGGTGGAAAGAGAATGAAGACGGATCTATTCAAACAGAACTTGTTAATCGGCCAAATGCTAATCCAGATGAGTTTGTGTTTGTGGCTCGCTTATACAGAACTACAGCTGATGCGGTTCCAGTTGCGACTGGTTGGGCATCGGAGATCCGTACTGGTAGCAGCTTTAATAAGTTTGCTTGTGAACTTGCAGAAAGTAGCGCAATCGGGCGTGCTTTGGCTAACTACATCTATTCAAAAAAAGGTGCAAGACCTAGCCGAACTGAGATGGAAAGAGTCACGAATTATTCACCACCAGGAACGAGAGCTAGGGCTGTAGAAAATGTGTTGCGTGCTAGTTTTGCAGAAGATAAAAAAGAGCCGACAGTGTGGTCAGTCGGTGATGCAATAGAAGCTATGCCAGTTAATCCTAAAGCGCAAGAATGTAAACACGGCGTGATGATACTTAAAGAGGGTATTGCAAAGACTGGCAAGGCGTATCACGGCTACGTATGTAGTGCTGCAAAGCCTGACCAGTGCGAAGCTAGATGGGCAAAACTTACAGCTGCTGGATCTTGGTTCTTCCCTAGCGATAATGAGGGAGGTGAGTAAATGGGATATGTTGAAATTATACGTGATGGGTTCACTCTACGTTTAGAAGATGATAAGCGAACCCTCACGCCATCGATTGACCTATGTGTAGCTTGTAATGATGACAGGCTAATACATTCTGGTAATTTCTTGGTTTGCACTCAGTGTCACTGTAGGCAATAAGGATATTACCATAGTGCATACAACGTTTAAGTGTAATGGCTGTGACCGACACACAGAATTCTTATGGCTTGACAAGATTGACACGCCAGAAGGATTTAAGGCTTATCAATGTATGGATTGTGGTTGCACTGGTGTTAAGAATGTGGTAGAGGCTTTGCATATACCAGACTCGGATATATGCCGATGCGATAAGTGTGGCAGTTGGAAGTTTGCAGCCGTCACCTGTCACACTTGCCAGTTGATTGAGAGTAAATAATGCCAACATATGAATACAGCTGTAATGAATGCGGCACCTATGGGTCAGTGCATAGATCCTACGATGATGACAGCACGCCTATGTCTTGCCCTAAATGTAATTTGCAAATGTCAAGAATCTATAGCGCACCTGGGCTCATATTTAAAGGTGGCGGATGGGGTGGCAAATGATGTGTAGTGACGTAGATCACAATCACGATATTGACTGGGCTAAGCAAAATGAGCTGCACAAGCAATGGTTGGTTGATAATCCAAATGCTGATTACATAGGTTGGATGTCTATATGAAAATTGGATCATTATGCACTGGTTATGGCGGCCTTGATATGGCTGTTGAATCTTACTTTAATGGTGAAATGATTTGGTGTGCAGAAATAGACAAATACGCATCTAAACTTATTGAGCACAGATTTAATAAACCTAACTTGGGTGATATTAAACAAATTGATTGGGCCAATGTTGAGCCAATAGATATATTAACTGCAGGTTATCCTTGCCAACCATTTAGTCACGCAGGACCAAGAAAAGGTGAAAATGACGAAAGACATATATGGCCATACATATCTAAAGCAATTAGCATACTTAGACCAAGAATCGTTGTCTTGGAAAATGTGCGAGGGCATCTCAGTCTCGGATTCAAGGAAGTTCTCAGCGACCTTGCCCAAAGTGGGTATGATGCAAAATGGCGAATTGTTCGAGCTAGTGATGTCGGTGCGCCACACCAAAGGGCAAGATTATTCATTGTTGCCTACCCCAGCAGCTCGGGATTACAAGGGTCCAGGGACAAAACAAATGACGTTACCGATGGCCTTATTACCAACACCAACAGCGATGCATGTGAGGAATCACGACGAACCGATCGAGAAATATCAGCAGAGGGTGCAGGATTTCAACGAGGGCAAAACGTTGGGCAAGCCAGGTGCGAGCACGGGTGTAGCTGTAAGATTAATTGCGACACCGACAACCAACATAAGTCATACGACGGGCAAATGCAGGAATTGGGGAGCAGATTTGTTTCACGACGTGAAATGTCTTTGCAGACCATACCGCCTACATTGGTCGATGGAAAACTAAACGCTAAGTTTGTCGAGTATATGATGGGATTACCCGAAGGTTGGGTTACAGATTTAGATTTGTCTCGTTCGCAACAACTAAAGATGCTTGGTAATGGCGTTGTGCCACAACAAGCGCATTACGCATTGGAGTTATTATGTCAATAGCTGGTTATGTTGAAACTTGGTTAGATCTTGATGATATTGTGCCATTCTACGACACGCCGTCTGACCTGCGGTTTTGTTAAGCGATTTGACACCATATGCTAGGCTCTAGTGAAGCAGTGGCTCACAAAGCCACAAGGCGAGCCCGACAGGGAAAGCTCGCAAGGTGCTGGCTAGTTGGGATCGCTGTATTCATAGTTAATCTTTGCTTTGTAAAGACTTATTCCGTTGCAGTTAATAAGCCTATGCATTACAAGCAATATGCATTTATACAGCTTAATCATTCATTTACTGAGTTTTACTGTTTAGATGAGTTATATCATCGTGAAAGTGGGTGGAATCCTAAAGCACGTAATGGCTCACACTATGGCATACCACAAGGTAGGTCTAAGTATCTGGCTACTGTTGATGGGTATAAGCAAGTAGAGTGGGGTATTAAATATAATTACAATAGATATGGGTCTATGTGTAAAGCATTAGATCACTTTAAGATTAAAGGATGGCATTGAGTAAGCGTGAGATAGGTACTGGTAAGTGGAAGAAGCTACGCATCACCATACTTGATCGAGATGGGTGGCAGTGCGTGATGTGCCACAGGCCAGCGCATACAGTGGATCATATTGTGCCACGTGTAAAGGGTGGCGATATGTGGTCACCAGATAATTTGCAATCTATGTGTAAGAGTTGTAACAGCTCTAAAGGTGGTCGTTTTTTTAGCCACAAGGCGAC